CCCCTGAGTATCAACATGCTGCGCAAGATGACCCGCGCCCTGAAGCGTCAGAACGCAGGCTACATCACCAGCAAGCTCAGCTCCACTGCCAACTTCAACACCGTCAACGTCGCGCCCTCCTATGTGGCCTTCGTGCATGTTGACCTCGAGGAGAGCGTTCGCGCCCTGCAAGGGTTCAAAGATGTGGTTGATTACGGCAGCATGACCCCCTATGAGTTCGAGATCGGCTCTGTGGGCGATGTGCGTTTCATCCGCTCGACCATCATTGAGTCCTGGCCGGACGCAGGCGGCCTGGCCGGAGACAATATTTCAACCAGTGGCACCAATGCCGATGTTTACCCGATCCTCCTGACCTCGAAGAACGCCTTCGCGGTCACTCCGCTCAAGGGTAAAAACGCCATCACCCCGATGGTGCTTAACCCCAACACCCCGCGTGAAGGCGATCCGCTGGGGCAGCGTGGCTACGTCAGCTGGAAGACCTACTTCGCCGCCTGCCTGCTCAATCAGGCATGGTTCGTCCGTGGCGAAGTTGCGGTTCCTGAGCTGTAATTAGCCACCAGCTGGTGAGATGAGCAGATAGACAGCTCTGACCCCATAGCAAACAAAGGAGATACGACGTGAGAGATATTTATGTAGGTTCTTTTACTGGCGCCGCAGCGGCAGTCGATGTGGTTTGTGGCTTCGTCCCGTCCGCGGTTATTTTCTTCGAGGGCGGCGTGTCCCCCAGCACGGCGATGGCAGTCGTGGACGGGGTTAGTGTTGACCAAGTTGCCGCGGCTACAGCCGCAGCCGCTGAGGTGACCTCTTTCAAGAGTAACACCGAGGGCGCTGGGTTTACTGTAGCCAATGGAGCCTCCTTTAACGAGGATGGCGTGACTACCAACTTTATAGCATTTCGATCTGATCGCTAAGATCGCTAATTCGGGAGGGCTGCTGTCGCGGCCCTCCCCCGCTTACTTTTCTTTTTTCTCGGGAGTTGCTTATGTACACAGAAACCATCGCACAAATCTCTAAAGTCGAAAACGGTTTTCTTCTGACTCTGGAGCAGCCCCCGAGCGCTGAGGTGGCCAAAGAGTGCCCTTGCATGTCGTCGTATGATGAAGAGAGTAAAACTGTTTTTGTGAAGACTTCGGACGATGTAGCCAACGCCTTAAAGGCGATGCTGCCGCTGCTGTCTGTTGACTCGTCAACCGACGAGTTTAACTCTGCCTTTGAAAGGATTGCAAAATGAGCGAAGAAAACAACGACGAATTGTTTGGTCAGGTACTTGAAGGGCTGCCCGAAGACGAGGCAGTTGCCGAGGGGAAAGAAGGGAAAAAAGCCGCGCCCAAGAAAAAAGCAACCAAGCGCAAGCCGCGCAAGCCTCAGACCCCCCAAGAGGAAGATGAGGTCGCGATCCGCGAAGGGCTCGAAGAGCAGCCCGAGCCTGTGATCCATCGTGACTCGAGCCTTCCCAATCAGGGGCCGCGTTCTGAATGGCCCGTCGTTATCATCGACGAGGTGGAGGGCATGCCCAATTTTCACTTCGTGCAGGTCAACGGCGTACCCTTTCAGATTCAGCGCGGTGTCGAGACTCCAGTCCCCCCGGCAGTTCTCGGCGTACTCAACGATGCTGTCGCAACCCGCATCGTGCAGCAGCGCGATTCGCGCACTGGCGAAGTGACTACCAAGCGGCATAACTATTCCTCTGTTCCGTTCCGCGTTCTGCGCTGGGGCAGCAAGCGAGGGTAATCCATGACGAGGGCCGAACTCCTCACAGAACTTAGAGAGGCTGTTGATGATACAGCAGCTCCGTATATGTGGTCTGAGACAAGACTTCGCGGGTTTTTGTCGGAAGGGCAGGACAAGTTCTGCGAGGACACCGGCCTCTTCGTCTCCCTGACTCCGCTGATTCTGGAGGAGGGCAAGCGCGACTACGACATTCCGAGCCGCACCATTGAGGTTCTGGAAGTCTTCAACGGCGCACGCCCCCTTCGCAAATGGCAGACAGGGCAGATCCCCGGCTTGGAGCCGGGGGCCGGGATGCCTTCAGCGTGGCAAGCAGATGCCGCTACTGGGCTGCTTCGCTTTGATAGAACACCTACCGCGGCGCAGGCAGGCACTGAGCTGACCCTGCGCCGCTGGCATTACAGTGACACTCCGCTGTCTTCGAGTGTCGACGGGGTTGCAGCCGCCCCCCAGCTGCCGGAGCGCCTGCAGCGAGCCTGCATTGAGTGGGCCGCATATAAGCTGCTGCGCTTCCACGACGCAGAAGTTGAGGGGTCTCCTGAAGCGCTGGAGCACTTGCGGGCATACCGGGATTACGTTAGCGAGGGCAAGAAGTGGCAGCGAAGGCACAGCTCGTATGAAATGTCCGTAGGTGCCACCCCTGCATATATGGTGTGCCCATGAAAAAGCGCTCCATAAAACTCAGCGATCTGCGAGGCGTCGACAACAAGCGAGCGCCTGAGTCCTTAATGGAGATCTCTCGCGGAGAGGCGTCTTCGTTTTTTGTCGAGGCCAAGAACGTAGATTTTACCGGCTCCGGTGGGATGAGGCGCAGGCGCGGCTTTTCTCAGGTCGCCGCTGGCGATTTCCGCAACGTGTGGAGCGATGGGCTTGAGCATCTAGTCAACAAGGACGGCTGGCTGTGCCGGTTTAATCCGGCAGGTCCGAGCTTCGAGCAGTTGCTTGAGGTTGGCCCCCTGCGGCTGAGCTTCGCGTCCAGCATGGGCACGGTTTACTTCTCAAATGGACAGCTGCTGGGCAAGGTGCGCGAAGACGATGCGGTTGTGCTGACGCGCAACGGGGTCTATACCCGCAGTTCTTCCTTTCTCGACCCGACCGAGGAAGACGCTTTCTTCAGCACACCGCCTCCGGGCGAGGAGATTGAGTTTTTCGCAGGCAGGCTGTGGGTCGCCAACAAGGACGCACTCTGGTACAGCGAGGCTTTCTTCCCTGAGCGTTGCGACATGCGAAAAAACTACATGCCGTGGACCAACGTGCGCATACTCGCTTTTGTCCGTGATGGGCTCTATGTTGGTACAGAGCGAGAGATCTGGTTTTTGCGCGGCACTGATCCTAAAGCGATGCAGCCGGTCAAGGTCGCCTCACATGGAGTTGTATCTGGCACTAAGTGCTATGTGGATGGCACTAAGTTTAAGATCGAAGGGATGACCCCATCAGCGGTTGCCTTCGAGACCCCAGAAGGAAAGGTTTTGGCTACGGACGGGGGCAGGCTGACCAAGCTCACTGAGCAGGTCGTTTCCTACGCTCCGGGCAGCGAAGGAGCTACCTACTTCAGAGAGGATGACGGCAACACAGCTCTTATCTCTTCTTTCCCGAGCGGGGGAGAAGGATCGAATATGCGGACTTCGGATGTTGCCACAGCGGAGATCGTAAGAAACGGAATCACCATTTGAGAGGAGATAGTTGTGGAGACTAAACAAGGAGTAAATGTCGGCGGCCGCTTTGATTTTCAGCTCGTTCGGGGCGGGAAAGTGATCGACGAGTGGAGCGACGAAAACATTGTCGTCAACGAAGGACTCAACCACCTTCTCAACGTAGGGTTCAACGGGGCTGCGCAGACGGCAACGTGGTATGTGGGGCTGTTTGAAGCAAACTACACCCCCGTGGCTACTGATACAGCGGCCAATATCGCTGCCAACGCGACCGAGTGCGTGGCCTACGATGAGACCAACCGTGTCGAGTGGGTCGAGGCTGCTGCTTCTGGACAGGCGATTACCAATAGCGCTAACAAGGCGACCTTCACCATCAACGCAGCGAAGTCAGTCTACGGTGCCTTTTTGGTATCGAGCAATGTCAAGGGCGGCACTGCGGGGATCCTGTTTGCAGCGACTCGCTTCGGCGCGGTGCGGAACGTTGTCGCGACAGACCAGCTGCTCGTGACCTACACGCTGCAGGCTCAGAGCGCGTAACAGCGTAATCCTTCTTTACGAGAAAGGAGCCCCGCCTTGGTAGACCCGGGGCGGGGTTTTTTATGCGCGTTGTATTGAAGACCAAAGAAGGTTCCGAGTACGTCGGACTCGCCAAAAGCAAGCACCGTGAGCTTGAGGCGCTGCGCAAGCGCACAGGTGCGCCCGTTATGCAGAAAGTCTTTAGGGTTGGCGATGTTCGCATTAAGCTGTTCGCTGCGCAATGGGATAGCTACGTCGAGATTTCCGGCGGCGAAAGTGTCCTCCCAACCATGCTACTCTCTGGCGGCGCCGGGACTTTCGCATACAACTACCTCAAGAACAAAAAACAAAAGGTGTCCGCTGCAGTCGGTGGCCTTTTCCGAGGGGCAAAAGACATACTTTTTCAGGCGGGGTCGCACCTGATCTACAAAATCAAAGGCCGGTCTGTAAGCAGCACCCCGGTGTCCTTCGTAGGGGACTTCCACCATCACCGTCTGACAAATGCCCATGTCCGCATGAGCGGAAGAAGCCTCTCTGTTTACATCCCGGAGGTCGCTGACTTCGTCCACCTCTCCTCTTTGCTTTTTGGGCAGGCATACGGGGAGCTAGGCATGAAGAGCCACCAAATTTACATAGGCGTGCTTGGTCGCCCGAGCGATACAAAACCGTGGAACCTCGCCGCTGGGTTCAATACCAGCATGGTCCCCCTAATTTCGGGGGCAAGCGCAATAGGAGAAGCATGGCGGTGGTATCCGCGAATGTGGAACCCGGAGATAGGCAATTATCTCTACCTGCTCCAAGGGATCTACTATGGTTCTGTCCAAGGGGGAGGGTTTTGGGGGCCGTGCAAAGAAGCGTCAGCGCGTTTTCTGACCACGCTGGATGCACGGGGAGGAGACCATTTCTTTGGCTACGCCGAGATGCTGCTGTCTACCAAGTATGAGGGGCACGAGTTCGAGCCAGATGGCACGCAGTACCACGCAAAGATGTTTTTCATGCTCTCGATGTGGGAACCGAGCCGAAGTTTCTTCTATGACGAGGATAGAGGGCGCATCTGGTTCCAGAACAACTATTGGACAGACGCACCCGAACAAGAGTTTCGTATTGACTTGGACGATTATATAGACACTAAAGCTGAGGCAGCGAGCGTGCGAGTCTCGTGGTGGTCTCTGTCGGACCTCCAGCCCCCTCCTTGGTCAATAAGCCTGCCGAAGAAACGCTTCGGGGTTTTGTCTTACCTCGACATAGGGGACAGAACGTGGATCCTCCACCGCTACGCGGGCTACTCTTCGGTTGTTAAAAAAGGCAAGGGGTACAGAGATCATTCGTACACGGACAACGGGGAGATAGTTTCTATTATCTACGACAAGGAAGATGGAACCTATGTCTTTGTCTACAACCTTGCTGCTGAGGGCGGTGGCGAAGAGCTGGCACACCATAAAATAAATGGCAGTGACCGCTTCCTGTGGGGGCAGCTGGTTGAGAAAGAGGAAAGTCCGGTATTTGAGGCGCACCCGGGCAGTTCGGAGGTCCAGACTTCGCCTGACCGCGACATTAAGTACGCGCCTTCTCTGTTTGGTATGAGCCATCCGTGGCCGCCGGGCAACGGGTACACCGCAGGCGGCTGGAAGGTCACAGTCAACGGTGAATATGCGGAAGGGTTCTTTTGGGACGACGAGTGCTGGAAAAAAGCCGAATACACGATGTGGCATGATTTTGAGTACGAACACAATGTGTTCGAGTCTACAAAGCTCATCATGGCAGGTGGCCCCAACGGACGGCACGGAACGATGGGTGGTCTTTCCGGGCAGGGGGACGATATATACCCCACTACTGGGGGGACTTCGCCTGCTGGGGATGGGATGAAGGTCGCCCGCACGGGGATTTCGTTCGGTACTAACATCTATGGGTGCCTTGACTACTCAAGAAACACCAAGTCGCCGGTGCAATGGGTGGGGGATGTGGAAGAATTTGGCCTCTTTGGCTCCGAAGGAGGCTGCTGGCGGCCTGTCCCCGGCTGCTACGAGGATGAGGACGGCCGCCCAGTAGGACGTGTTAAGCTCATAGACGACTGCGCTATGGAGGCCGAGGTAGACTTCCCGTTTAACTATCTCACTATCTCTGGCCCGGATGTTTTTCTCGAGGGGTCGTCGTACAGCGGGAGTGGTGGCACACCGCCATACTCCTACACGTCGGACTGCGGCGGGATCAACAGCACGACGGGGGAAGTCACTAACGACTCGTCGTGCTGTAACGACCCGGATCGCACGATCAACGAGATCAAAGTCACCGTGAAGGACAGCTGTGGGCGCAGCGCTTCGATGATCTCCCGAGGCAAAAACGGGATATGGGAAACAGTCTCAGACAACGGCACTCCCCCGTGGCCTGCGCCTTATCTAGTCCAGGTTGTCACCTCTGGCTCGACGCGAACGACAAACATCTACACCAGCAACGGTTGCGAATGTACCCCTGAAGAAAGTTGGAACCCGGGGGGATGTGTGGGGTTTCAATCGCACGAGTGTACGGGGAGTGGCTACGCGTTCGATACAGAGATATGCGGGGCGACAGCCAGCTCCACATTTAGCGACCTTGACGGGGAGCTATCCTTCCATTCCGCTGGAGACTCACACCCAAGCGTATGCTACGTCTGGGCAAAGCAGATTCGGACTTACGGTTGGAAGCTCTACGCTAAAAACCCAGCCTACGGCAAAGTCGAAAGGTGGAAGTGCCCATGATCTCCAAACGAATCTACGAAGGGGCTACGGCCGAGAAGCTGGGCTTGACTGAGACCCAGTACCGCAGCCGTAAAGCTGTGGTCGATCGCTTTGCTGCACAGTGGGATGAAAGCCAGCCCTTCGAGGAAGCCTTCCTTCCATGGTTGGAGAAAGATCAGCGCGTGCGCGAGGACATGAAACTGGTCTCCTCCAAACAAGAAGAGCAGCAACGGGCCAAGGCGCAGGAGGAAGAGCAGCTTGAGGAAGAGGCTGCGCTTACCTTCGGTGAGATGTTTGCAGGGTTGGGACGCAGCTTGACGGCTATCGTCAAGTCTGGTGTCAAAACGGTGGGGAAAGAAGAGCACGAGCGGCGCTACACTATCTGCCTCGACTGTAAAGACCTTAACGACGGGCGTTGCATGCTTTGCGGCTGCTTCATGAAGGTCAAGTCCAAGTTTGCTGCAATGCACTGCCCTGTTCAAAAATGGTAGAATCAACAAGTGTTTGTTGATATAAACAGGTAAGGCTTCTAGCGAAAGGTTTTCCCATGGCTGTCATTAACGCGCTCGCAGAACAATTTGTTGCGGTTCGTCCGCTCGCGGAGAGTCCCACGAAGTACACCTACCCGACGGACGGGCTAATCGCCAAGTGGACTTTTGACACAGATGTGCCCTATATGGCCAGCGAGCTAAACAATCCAAACCACATACTGCTTAAAACAGACAACGCCATGGTTATCCCAAGCATGCTTGACGGGGGGAGGGATGGGTACACTTGGAAGGACAGCGATGGAAGTGACACAACGACTTCAGATGTCAACATCACCGCCGCGTCCGCCGTCAAAGCTTCGGGGATAAGAGGCTGGTTCCGCCCCGAGGAGCTTGAGCTGCTTCCTAATATGCCAGGGACAGTCTCGATGTGGATCAAAACAGATTGGGAAGGTGCCTCTTCACGAGGGTGCCAAGCAATCTTCTTTAACTCACATGAGTACAGATACAGCACGAGCCAGCCCTTGAACTATGCACCAAACGGCTCTTACACCGGGGGGTTTGCTTTTTTTCTTGCGCAGAACCTGCTGGTTTTCGATGTCATTACAGGGAGCGGGGGCTATCGACGTCTGACTACGGATATTGCAGGGCTCTCCTACGGATATCATAACATTGTCGGAATGCACACCGGGCGCTACCTACGGCTCTATATCGACGGGGTGCTCAAGGCTGAGCACGACCTTGGCAGTTATGGCAATGGGTTTTTCTACAACCCTTCGTATAGGCTGCGTGTTTTTGTAAGTATGATGCCCACGCTGAATAATTACTCAGCTTACCAGCACCGTTCCCTAGATGGTCATTTTGCAGAGATCGCGGTGTGGGATAGGCCGCTGGCCCCCGCTGAAGTGCAAGCGCTCTTTATAGAAAAAGAATACGCCCCCGGCGTTGTAGATCAGGTTTCGATCAACGAGGTGGCGACCTACGGCGCCGAGTATATTGAGGAACTGCTGACTTCCTTCTCTCTGGACACCTTGGCCAAGATCGACTGGAGCGAGCGGCTGACCGAGCGCGTCGATACGCTGGAGCTGCTGGGCTATGTCCACGGTACAGACTCGTACATGCCCTACCATGAGAAGATCGTCGAGACACAGCTTGTGAGCACGACGCTCTCTGTGCTTCGTGGCTTCTTTATGACTCTGGTCGACCTCGCCAACACAACGGATTCGGTCGTAACGGCTAAGGGGCTGCGCGAGCTTGCGCTTGAACAAGTTTTGACCAGCGCCTCGATTGCTTCCAAGGATGTGTTCACTGCGCTGGAGCTTGTCCGTATGTCCAGCAGCGCCTCCGCCGCGGGGTCACTCTACAACAGGGCGCTGGCTGAGCGTGTCACAGCCAAAGCCACGATCAAGGCAGCATGGCTGCTGATGGCGCAGGAGGGGGTGCTTCTCGACGCTGGAGAGCTTTCCGTCCAGCGCATCCTTGAGCTGGTAGAGACGATCCGCGCTACCGGGGCGGTTAAAACAATCGGGGAATTGTCCTCCTCGATTGCAGTTGCGATAGCCCTCTCCGAAACTTCAGCGGCGGGCAAGGGCGGGTTTGCCTCTGATGAGATCGCGGCCACCGCAGAGGTCTTGTCCCGCGCTGCTTTCTACACCCGACAAATCGAGCAGCTGATCCTAGAAGCCACAGGCACGGTCAATCTTGTCCTTAACACGCTGCTGCCAGAGACCATCGAAGTCGAGGCAAGGCAGGACGTTAAGCAGCTACTCAGTGCCCTGCTTACCGAAGGAGTTGCGTTTCGCTTCTCGTTCGATGGCGGGGAGTTCGCCTATACCGGCTGGGCGATGAACACTGAGACTTTTGCTGTCTCCGAATATGAGAGCTACCCGTTTAATTCCTTTGCCAAGATTGGGGATGCCTACTTCGGCGCTAACAACAAGGGGCTCTACGAGCTGTCTGGCGATTCTGATGACGGCACTCCGATAGAAGCCTTTGCTCGACTTGGCCTAACCGACTTCGGGGCAGAGACGCAAAAGCGCCTCGACAGCGCGTACTTGGGCTTTCGCGCCAACGGAGAGATGGTGCTGAAGATCGAAACGGAGGATGGTACTGAGCGTTGGTACAAGGTACGCGGCGACAGCGAGCGGCTGCACCGCGAACGGGTCCACCCCATCGGCAAGGGGCTGCGCTCGGTCTGGTGGCAGTTTGAGCTCGCAAATATCGACGGTGCAGATTTCGAGTTTGAGTATATTGAGTTCACCCCTCTGGTCATGGCAAGGAGTATATAATGGCTACAATCTCTGAGATAGACGGCGCGATCGCGAGCGCGAGAGCAACAGCAGAAGCGGCACTGAACGAGGTAAGGGCTGCTACAGCGAACCTGACTGCTTGGCTGGATGATTTTACACTCATCCCTCTTGGGTTCGGAGAAGTGTCGCCTCAACTTTCAGATATTGGAGTGATTGACGCGCAAGACAAGCCCGGCGCCTTGGATCTTAGTGGGATGGATGACGGCCCTGAGTTTGTGGCTCCCCAGCTGACGTCGATAGACCCGCTCGACTCCGCAAATATCCCCGAGCTCCGTGCTGATCCACCGAATATACAGAGTCATGTCGCTCCGTCTGCCTACACTCCCGGTTCGCTCCCCAACGCACCGTCGCTTTCAGATGTTACGCTCCCTGCTGCCCCTGATGAAACTTTGCCGGAGGTTCCGTCCTTTGACACTTTCGTTTTGCCGGAACCTCCAGAGCTTACCAAGATCGAAGCTCCGACGATGGAGATGCCGACTTTCGATGCAACTGCGCCAGAGCCTAAAATCGCGTTTACCGAGCAGGAATACGAGTCGGAACTAAAGGACGCCGCTGAGGCATGGCTGGCCAACGTCATTAAGAACGGGGGCACAGGGCTTGCGGAAGCGGTTGAGCAGGCGATCTGGAACCGAGGCATGACCCGGGAGATTATCGCTGCGCGTCGCAATCTCGAAGCAGCCATTGACGAGTTCGCAGCCTCCGGTTTCCCTGCTCCTCCCGGCGCAGTACACGCCCGCACAATGGCGATTCGTGAGGATATTCAGAACCGCGCAGAGGATCTTTCGCGCAAGATCATGGAGGAGCAGGCACGTCTCGCACAGGCCAATACGCACTTCGGGGTTGAGCAGGGGATCGGCTTCGTTGCAATGGAGATGGAGCACACCCGAGCAATTATGGAGCGCGCGTTCCAGTTGGCAAAAGCTACGGCCGATCTTTCTCTGTCTGTCTACAACGCCAAGATCACTGCGTTCAACGGACGGCTCGATGCTTACCGGACGCAGGCGCAGGTCTACGAAATTAACGTTCGAGCCGCACTGCAGGATATTGAAAACTACAAAGCGCTGCTTGAGGGTAAGCGCCTGGAAGCCTCGCTACGGCAAGACGAAGTAGCGCTCTATCGTGCTCAGGTCGAAGGCGTAAAAGCCCTGTTCAGTCTCTACCGAGACAAACTCGAAGGCTCCCTCGCACAGATCCAAGCCGACCGCGGAAAGATTGATCTGTTCCGTGCGCAGCTCGAAGGCGAGACCATGAAGATCTCCGCAAAAGAAGCAGAATACAACCTCTACCGGGCGAAGCTCTCCGGGGAAAAAGACAAAGTGGCAATCTACCAGGCGCAGGTCGATGCTTACAATGCGCAGGTGCGCGGTGCAGTCGCTGCGTTCGAGGCGAAGAAAGCACAGTATGACTCAGCGCTCAAAAACAACGCTCTCAAAATCGACGGCTATAAAGCGGAAGTCGACTTCAAAAAGGCGCTTGCCACATACAACAACCAGCGTATTATCGCCCGGATCGAAGAATACAAAGCCAACAACGACACATACCGGGCGCAGATCGCCAAGGCGGAGGCCGAGAACCGCGTTCGTGTCGAGCAGCTTCGGATCGACACCGAGCGTGCTAAGTTCAATATGGCGGAGTTCAACGACCGGACACAGCTCCAAGCACAGCTGCTTCTTCGCGCAGCGGAAATGAAGACCGGCGGTTATTCGCAGGTCGCCAGCACCGCTGGTGCATATGCTGCCGCCGCCCTTTCTCAGATCAATGCGGTACTTTCTAATATGCACAGCACGGAAGAATCTGTAGAATAGTCAGTAAACAACTGTTAAGGAGGATAGGATGGCCACTGACCGAGAAAATCGTCGCTCGGCATTGCGAGCTTCATTGGACGAACTGGAAAGAAATGCGCCCGTAATTCCGGCCACAGCGCGGTTTGTTCGTGACGGGCTAGACCAGATTGGCGACGTTCCGATTGAAGCAGTTAAAGGTCTTGCATATGGTGGGCGGGCCATTGTTAATCGGCTGCAGCGCAACCCGCAACTGTTCAGCACCCCGGGGCTCGATGCTTCGCGCAGGGAATATGAGCGCACAACGGGTAGCTTCGCCACGCTCGGCCCTGCCTCCCCCGACCAGCGAAACCCGACGCCTGCCTCGATCCGAGCCCCCTCTTATCGTGAGGCACGCGGGACAGACTTCTCTCCTATGGCGCAAGCGCAGCCCACGGCACGGAGCACTCCCGCCGCTGACGATACAACGACGCCGAGCCGGGGGATTGACTACTCTCCGCAGGCCGCAGACAACCGTCGCTTCATCGCCCGCCGCTCTGCCGGAGGCTTCACCGAGATCGTGGACAACGACAACCCTTCGGGGCCGCGTCTGTTCACCAACCTTGCCGGGCTCGACGCCTCCCAAGGCGATCTGCAACGTGTCGCCACGGCTCCAGCCAGTAATCAGTTTGTCCGCAACGAGGATACGGGGGCCGAAGCCTTTATCGGGGGCGGCCTTGATAACTTCGCGACTAGCCGGCAGGCACTTAGCCAGAGCACACAACCGCAGATTCCTTGGTACATGCGAGAGGGTGCAGAGGAGTCCGGTCGCCGCCGGGTCTCCGGTCTCAGACGCGCTTATCAGGCAGGTATTGCCAGCGGCCTCGATCCCGTGGTGGCCGATGAGCAGGCTCGTCTTGAGGACGAAGCCGCAAGCTCCCAAGGCGGGCGCGTCATGGCCCGGGAGCGCATGCGTATCCGGCGCGAACCCTCCCTGCTTGACCAAGCTGAAGCCTCTACCCGCAGCGATCTGGCGCAGGCCAACTACCGGCAGACCCTTGCCAAGATCATCGCGCAATACCCCGAGCTGGGTCTGAACCGTGCAGGGATTGCCACAGCGCAGGGCTCCGGCGGACGCGATCCGCTCAAGCTGCTGGGCTCTCCAGAGCCTATCGAGGACGCGATGGGCAACCCGACCGGGCGCTACACCTTCGGTAATCTGCGCCAAGCCGACATGAGCCCCGAGGAGGCGGACGCCTTCTACGCCTTTGTGGCCTCGCTCCCAGACACTGCAGGCTACACGCCGGTCGAACTCTACGAGATTTTTCGCGCCGAAAACGGACTCTAAGATAAGGAGCACCGCGTGGATAGACTCAGACAGCGCCGCTTGAACCGCCCCGTCGAGGGGTTTGACAAGCCCGAAGTTTCCCCTGCTGCCCCAGCCCGGCAGGGGTCGGACCTAGCCGCCCTTGCCCGGCGCTTTCCGGTACGGCGTCCTCCTCCTGTTGCGCCTGAACCGGACCCCAGCGCGTGGGACTATGTTTCCTATGCAGCGCGAGGGCTTGGGCGGCTAGGTCCGGAGATGCTTTCCGGGTTCGACCAGACACGCCAAGGCTCAACCGGTGCCAGCGTGGTCGCTGCCGATGAGGATGACCGCCAGTATCTTGAGAACCAGCAGGCGGGGCAGCGCTTCATGCGCGAGGGGGTTGAGACCTTCGGGGAAGACTCTACGTTCCGGCGCGTGATCTCTGAGACGGCTCCTTCGGTCGGCGCTTCAATCCCATCCATGCTGCCCGCTATCGCGGGGGCGGTCACTGCCCCGGCCACGGGCGGCGCTTCTATCGCTGCAGGCATGGCAGGCTCCGGCGCACTGGCGTACCGAGGGCAAGCGTATCGCGAAGCGATGGAGTATCTGCAGGCCGAGAATGAAAAGAGCCTTGCGGAGAAGGGCCGCCCGATCACTGTTGAGGAAGAAAAGCAGATCCTTGAGCGCTACGCCCCCAACATCCGCCAGTCGGCAATGGCCGAAGCGGTCTTTGAGGGGATCGGCAATGCGGTGGGCGCGGGCCTTGGCAGCTCGATTGCCAAGCAGACCTTTCGCAACCTCACACGCAAGGCGCTGGGAGAGGCCGCGCAGAAGCAAGGCACTGGCATCTTGACGAAGCTGGCCACTTCGCGGATCGGCAAGACCACAGGGATCCTTGGCTCGGAGACGGCAACTGAGGTTCCGACCGCCATCGTGCAGGACCAATCGACACGCGGCACTCTTCGCGAAGCCACCCCCGACGACCAGCTGGACTTCACCCCGCAGGGGGTTTATCAGGCAGCCGCTGAGGTCGCTCCCGCCATACTGGGTACGACCCTGCTGCTTGGCGGGGGCAGTGCCGCGGTAGGCAAAGGGGCTCAGTCTCTGGCACAGCGCCGTGCTGATGTCGCAGCCGAGCGGGAGTTCGGGGCGGACGAGGCGGGCGAAGGGCGCAAAGCCTTCCGGCAGCGTTATCTGAGCGTCTTGGCTCTCAAGCGCGAGATTCCCGATCTGGATCTGCGTGATCCGGCCATCGTGCAGTTTGTGCGCAGAGGCACAGGCGTTGAGCGTCCGCAGGCGACCACGCCCACGCAGCCAGAGATGACCCCGGAGGCGGCCCCTGCTACACCCGCAGAGACCCCGGCAGCCCCGGAGCCCAAACCTCTGACTCTGCAGCAACTTAAAAAGAACTACCCCTTCCTGAGCTTCGCCCGCACTGATGAGGGGCAGGTCGAGGTCAAGGCCCCCGGTGAGAAGCGTGGTGTTTACGAGGTGCTTGGCACCTTCGATGAGCAGGGGCTGCAGGGCGAAGACTTTGTGCGCATGACCGAGGAGCGCAACCCCCTGCCCACTCTGCGGCAACGCTATCCTGAGTTTACCGAGATCGACTTCACCCCCGAGGGCAAAGTCCGTGCAGCGGTTGAGACCGAGGAAGGGCCGCAGGTTCTTGAGACGACACTGGCAAAATTCAGTGAACCTACAATCAATGAGTTCTTGGAGCGCCACGGGCTTGAGCGTGCACCGGCTCCGACAGATCGCGTGCAGCCGCAGGCCGAACCTGCTCCCCCGGAAGGGATTGAAGACGTCGTTGCGCCTCAGCAAGAGCAGCCTGCCGTAGTCACGGAAGAACCTGCAGTCACGGAAGAACCTGCAGGCACGGAAGAACCTGCAGTCACGGAAGAACCTGCAGTCACGGAAGAACCTGCAGTCACGGAAGAACCTGCAGTCGCGGAAGAACCTGCAGTCGCCCCCGCCACTGCCGAGACCGAGAAGGTCGCCCGGTACAGTGAGATCATGCCCGGTCTGTGGAATGAGGCGATGACACGCAGTGCCGAAGCCACGCCCGAGGCAACCCCGGAGCAGGTCACGCAGGGTGCGCTTGAGATCTTCGAGACCGCACTGACGGACATGGGCGTGGATCTCAATATCTTGAATGCCCCAGAGGAGCAGACCGCCACCGCCGCTGGGCAGACGGAGCAGGGTGAGCAGCCTGTTGACGAAGACCTAGGCGGTGGGTATTTCCTCGACCAGAAAGACGGACGCTACCGTGTCGTGACCCGACGCAAGGATGGTAAGACCAAGAAAGTTATCCAGACCTTCTCGGGGGCGACCACCGGGGCGCAGGCGAGGGAGCAGTTCCTGCGCAGCAACGCCCCGGCACAGGAGGCCGGGCAAGCCAGTGACGAGGTGGCGCCGGGTTTGTTCCTCGAGAAGAAAAACGATAACTACCGGGTGGTCTCCCGGCGCAAGGACGGCAAGACCAAGGAAGTTGTCGCGATGTTCAGCGCGAGGATGGATGAGCAGCAGGCCCGTGAAGCCTTCGCCCGCATGCAGGCTGCAGAGTTTGACGAGCCTGCCGCCCCGCAGCAGCGCGAAGTGCGTACCGCACAGGGCGAGCGTGCCATTATCCGTCGCAGAGGTGGGGTCAAGCAGCGGGCAGAGGAGCAGAGCGAAGAAGAGACCACGACGCAGACCGCTCCCGCTGAGTACGACGAGGCGCAAGAGCCGGTCGCTCCGATTGAGGAGCTGCTAAATGGCGCAGGTGTTCGGGCGCATGCCCGCGTGGCTCAGGTCGAAGAGGCGCTGGCCAACCTCGCCACCGAGGTCACAGACGTGACCGGGCGCGGCGTGCAGTTCTTTGCCACGGACACCAAGGTTCCCTTTGCAGGGGTGAGCTTCGCCAACGACAACACAGTTTATGTCAACGCCAGTCGGGGCTCTGTCACGCACAGGTTTGTACTGGGGCACGAGCTGTTTCATAAGCTGCGCCAAGATCTCGGTCGCACCGAAGGGGGGCGCAAGCTCCTCAAGGTTCTCTCGCAGGATCTCAAGGCGATGGACGCAGAGACCGCAGCGCGGTATGTG